TCCTTTGATGTCTTTGTATGCTTTGATGTCTTCTGGTGATTTTCTCACTTCATCTTTGTAAGCATCATCTGATTTGATGCGTTTCATTTCTGTGAGATACTTGTTGGCCAACTTGATGGCAGTGCCTCTCAGTGCTTTCATTTCTGGATTTGGTTTTGAAAACAGTTCACCGCTCATGCTCAACTGCTGTTCCATGTCTGATGCAAAGTTTGACACAGCATCGTCTTCAGGATTGGCAGAAAGGAATCTGCCTGCAATGTCTCTCATGATGGTGCCCAACTTGGCATTGGTGTCTTTTTGTTGTGCTCTTAAATTGTTTTGGAATTCATCATATGAATCATCTTTTTTAAGAATTAATTTTGATTCTGGTGAGTTTACAAATTGATCAACATATGACTTGTATCTTGCCGCAGATGATGCCTGCTTCATGATGTCTCGTCTGTCGATGGTGTCCACATCGTCATCGCCTTTGAGTTCTGCTATGGGTAAAATTTTAAATGCATCAACCAAGTCTTCATCAAATGTTTCTTTGGTGAATGCTTTGACCAAAGCATCAACAGTGTCTTGTGTGTTTTCTTCATTCACAGCAGTCAATGATTCTACTGCTGATTCATATGTGGCTTGTTTTTGAATTTGGCTTAGTAATTTTTTGTTGTCATGAATTTTAATGTGTGCCGCATCAACATACTGTTCAGTCGACTCATCAACCATCTTGTTGCGGTTTGCATACTGTGTGAACTTTCTCATCTTGGCAATTTCTTCCACTGTGTTGACAATGGCTTCGCCTATGGCATCATATGGATTGCCACCTTTGGCCACATGCATCTGCATGGCTCTTGCACCATGTAGGTAGTTGTATGGAAATCTAAATCTTTCGCCTTGATTGTTTTCAATGAATATTGCTGATATGTTGCGTGATCTTGAACCTGGAACGGACTCGTCCACTGCTTTGGTGTGTCTAATGACCATCTTGGTTTTGTCTAATGGTCTGTAGGATGTCTTTGATGTGCCGTGCATTTTACTTTCCTGTACTGTATTTACTTGAGATAGGAACTCAAAATCGCCCTGTTCGAGATCCAATTTTTCAACGTCTTGGGGTTTAAAACCCAAGTTATGACTCACAGCAAACTCTTTCATTGCACGAGCAAATTCATACCACTCCTGCTGTTGTTCAGATTCCACTGCATCTGTTAGATTTTTGTTGTAGATCAATCTTAGATTTTCCTCATCAATGCTCATGGACACTGCGTTGTTGTTCCATGAGAACTTGAAAAACCTTGCTGACTGTGGATCTGTAGTGGCTTGTGCTTGATCGTCACCTAATGTTAGGTTAGAATATCTTGATTTTAACTCATCAAACAAGTCCTGTGCAACTAAATTAAGATCCATCTGTGTATTTATTTGTGTGATGCAGTTGTGTTTTACCATACTGACGCACTTGCTGTTTGATTTTTTGCGCCTGCCTCTGCCAAAAATTAGGTTCTAATTGTTGTATCTGTTTAAGTCTCTGCTGGTTGTGATAGCACACATCGTGCAAGTCTTGTTGTGTGACAGGGGAATTCAACACAAAGTCACGGAAAGCATCACAGCATTTTGTAATACGCTTGTGTTCATCAGGCTCTGCATCATATGATTCGTCAATCCATGGTGCAAATGTTTTGAAGCCTAATTTACGCAGTGTGCGTAAAAAGTTCACACTGCCAACCACAACAAATGGAATGCCTGCTCGGATGGGTTTGACAGTTTTCTCAGTCACAAAGAAAAAGTCTGTCACAGTTTCTGCAACCAATTCTATTCTACTTCTATAATATGGTGCAATCAAATCACCGTCTGTGTGAAATCTTGGGTGTTTGACTGTGAGCCATTGAGGAAAATTTTTGTAATAGTTGTGTTCTGGAATTACTTCTCTGAACATGTAAGGTATCAGTTGGTGGTCTTGAGTTTGATCATACACAAAGTCATTGGGCATGTCAAACAAATCCATGTTGCGTGCCATGTAAGATGATACTGTATCTCTGTGCGGTCTTGATTTGCTCATCAAACAAGTCCAATGAGTGCCTTGTGTTCTATCTGTGATACAGTCTTTTTCATTCCAGAAAAAATGACTCCATGGTGTGCTGATGTGGTTGGGCCAGTCAGCAATGCCATCGCCTATCATCACCAACTTGTTGTTTGTGTGATACTGTTGATTGTAGTAATCGATCATACCTCCAATACGTCTATTGTGTGTGGTATCAGAATACTGACTGACAATAAACAGTGTTGATTTTATTTTTGCTTCATTGTGTCTGATGTAACTGTGTATTTGTTTCCATGTAGAGATTACAACATCAAACACATCGTCACACACACCAAAATTTTCTACGTGAGTTATTTTTAATTGATCTTTGAGTAAATTGTAGTTGAAGTTGTCACAACCGATTTTCATTAAGATGAAATCAGTATAGGCATTGGCATGGTGATTTCAGACTCTGAGTCACGCAGTCTTTCAAACACCTTTTGATCCCATGATGCAATGGTTGTGGCCATACGCAGTATCAACAGTGTGGACATCACAAGGTCATCATGTTCGCCTGGTTTGGCTGCAAATGAAGTGCCAGCTGCCACAAAGTTTTTGAGTTCTGATATTAAATTTTTTGAACGGATGTCAATCTTGTCTGACTCAACCATCTGTTTGAGTTTGGCACAAGCAGCTATCTTGGCATTGTGGGTGGTGTTGTAACCTTTTCTAAATCTACGCACATGACCTTTTCTAATGGTTTCTGACAGCAGTTGTCCTGGCATGTTTTCTTCTCCAATGTCTGCAATAGCAACTAATCCTGCTTCACCGATGGTGTTGTTTTCGATGGAGTAGTATATTTCTGCTGTTTCGCCTATGCGTTCACGTATCTGATCCAGTATGGAACGCAGTATTCTGATCTGTCCTTGAATGGGTGTGGCATTGTGTTGCCATTCTGCAACCTGTTTCATGTCAGGCATTTCAAACACTTGGATAGCGGCATTGTCTCCGCCTGTACCCAATGATGGATCCAGTGCCACAAGATATGCACGACCTTTTGTGGGGTGATCATACCAACGCACATGTCCGTGTCTTTCTTTGGGGTCAACACCTTCCATGTCTGCCAGTTTGATTGGAGCAATCAGTGTTTCGTCATAGATGATGAATTCACAGTCGTGTTCACGTCTAAATCTTTCTTCACCAATTCTTGCTCTCTCTTCTTTGGCCCATTCTTCTGTGCGTTCTGGATGTTCTCGCCATGATGCTTTGTAGGCAGCGAAACCGTTTTTGCCCACAGGCTGTTCATTGCCATATTCATCCAATCGTTTGTTGGCTTCTTTCCATATCAGAGCAAACTGATCTTCGTCAGAGTTGGGTGTGGATGTGATGATGCACTTACCACCAGTGGCCAGTGTGGGCGCCAGTGATGTCCAAAACTCTGATGCTTTGGAGGGCGGATTCACAAATGCAAACTCATCACAGTATATTACAGAAAGTGACATACCTCTACCTGTGTTTTCTGTTGTGGTGGTTGCTTTGATTCTTGATCCATTGTCAAACTCTAATGTGTTCCTGTTGTATGAATAAGCACCTGCTCTGATGAAGTCAGGTAAATTTTCATACACAAATCTCACTCTGTTCATGATGTCTTGTGCACCAGTGAACTTGTGAGCGGCAATTAAGATTTGCGAGTCTGGCACAAACATTGCATACCACACAAGGTATGCGGCGGCACATGTGGTCTTGCCTGTCTGTCTGGGCAACATGGCAATGGCAAATCTATTGTCATGATAGGTTGCAACCAATCCTTCTTGATAAGGATACATTTCAAACTTCATGGATCCTTTGGTAGGATGCTGAATCATGCAGTAGTTTTTGCAAAAGTATAATGGTCCTGTCTTCGGATCCATACACTTGTTGAGTTCAAGAATGTGGTCTTCTGTAAACTTGCTCTTTTGATGTGCTCGTTTGGTAAGATTGCCTTGTAAGCTCTGTGCCATACTAATATTTAAAGGATTTTACTTCTTGGAAGTTGGAACTGGTGTTGCAGTTTCTTCTGCACCCATTTCAACTGTTTTGCCTTCGCCTTGATGAGTTTCTTCTTGTTTGCGTTGCTTCATCAATTCTTTGAATAGGCTCATGTTGTATTCATCGCCATACAGTGGTTCGCCAGTTGCTGTGTCATCTTTGTATTCTGCATCTTGTAGTTTTGGTTCATATTCTTGATCATCATCCATGGTCAATTCTGTTTGATCTTCTGGATGTTTCACTCTCAAATGATCTGGTGCAATGCCAAACTGTGCTGTGAGCACTTCTTCTAACTGTTGAAATGAAATTGGATATTCTGCTTCTGCATCAAATATTGTGACTTCCATGTTTTTGAGTCTTGGAAATTCATGTGGATGTTCTTGAATTGGTGTTGATGCAACCTTTTTGAAATTTACAGTCTCATACTTGGTCATGTGATCTTTGAGTGATTTTTCAAAACCTTCAGGCAATTCGCCTGCCACTTTGATACGCACACTGTATGTTTTTTGTGCTTCTGTGAGGTATTCTCTGAATGTTTTCATGTGTTGTTATTTATCCTTGTCTGCGTTTGCAAGTATTTGTTTTATCAGTTCGTTGCGATCAGCAACCACAGTGCCTGTGCCTGTCACAGCCTCTTCTTCTGGTGCATTTTGGTCTAATTTCATCTTTTTCAACTGCAATTCAATCATTTTTAACTTTTTATCAACTTTTAAATTCTTGGCATTTATGGCATTGCCCATCATAGATGATGCAACTTCCATGATTCTGCCTGCCAAACGAGGTTCAATGTTCATGCCCAAATCCATGAGATCTTTGTAGGCTTGGAATGACTCTTGTGCGTAGGTGTCAATTTCTGAATCTTCTGCCAATCCATCCACCTGTGGCAGTGCGGCATCAATTTTATCCAAACCAAGTTTCTGTTGAATCAGTTCATTGGCTTCACGATCGTTTTTTGAATCCTGTTCTTGTTCCAGAGTTTCACGCATGGATTCTGTGGTGTCTTTAGTTTCAAGATCAAAAATTTCTTCCAGTTTTTTTGTCATCGCAACTATTTAAAGATATCGGACTCTGTCAACACCCTAAAGCGAATGCCTTTGTGTTTGGCCCATTTGTTGGCAGCTTCCCATTTGGCTCTGTTGACCACCAGTGCCGCTTGATTTTGTGCATTCTTGCCCACAGATTCAAACTTGGCTTGATTGTTGGGTTTGACTTCAATCAATTCAGCCACTCTCTGTTTCTTTTTGTTGTTGTACACAATAAAAAAGTCTGGCACATATATTGTGTTTTTGCCTGTGAGTGGATTGCGATAGGGAATTTGGATTGATTCAGATGCCCATTGAGTGACAGAAGGATTGTTGTCGCAGAATCTCATGAATGCCCATTCCCATGAAGAACGATATCTTGGTGTGCGTTTGCCCACATACTTGTCAGGATTTGTTGGCTGGTAAAGTCCTTGACTCCAACGGCTCATGCTATGCCTTTATGTTTCTGCTGATGTGATCCTGTGTGGTTCTTGGATTTTTGTAACCCAACACAGAAGTTTTGTATCTGTTGGTGTTGAGAATTTCAGTGACCAATTGACTCAAGGCCACAGGTGACACAGTGCCCAGTGTATCCAACACTTGAAACACAGGCACATTGTCAATGCGAGCTTGACGCAGTATCACATAAGCAATTGATTGTGCTGATGCACGAGTGTAATCTTTGCCTTCAAAGAATCCAACCACAGCATCATACTCTGATGCATTGAATTCAATTCTGTCTTGAGTGAGTCCTGCAAGAAACTGCACCACTTCTTCTGAACCTTGTGGTTTTTTGATTTCAAGATTGGTAAACTTGGTGGTGTTGTCAGTTGGTCCTGTTGCCATTACTGTGTCTCCAATACTTTATTATATGTGTTCTTGTCCACAGCATATTCAATGATGCCTTGTTGTGAAAGTGTTTGTGCTGTCACAGCTGCACCATCAAGATATGTTTGTTGCTGTGTGGCTGTCAGTTTTGCCCATTCTGTATCCACTGCGTTGATGTCTAACTTTTTGTCATTTTTGAATGTGATGAACTTTGCCACCTTGAGTTTGGCATTGGCATCAATGGTGATGTAATTTTTTGTTTGCTGTGGTGACAACACAAATTCGTTGTTTTGTACAGCAAACTTTTTGGGTTTTGAATTGTTTGCTGTGATGGTCTTGCTGTCTGATTTAATTGTCACTGAAGATGATTTTTTTCTTAAATTTTGTGGAAAAGATAATCCAGGTTTTGATGTTGCACCCAAGTTGTTGGTGCCACCTTTCACAGCATCTTTGACAATGCCAATGATTTCTTCTTTGGCTCCTCGTGTTGCAGAACCTGATTTGATTTTTTCATATGTCTGTGCACCTGACAGTATAGCACCCAACACATTGCCTGACTGTAGGAGACTAACTGTAGATGTTGCACCTGACAGTAGACCAAATACGGAATCTCCACCGCCTCGGTTAGGCGAAGGTGATTTGTCATAGTGGAATGTGGCAAAGCCTTGCGGATCAGTGCCCACAGCACCATTCTCCATCAACACACCGGAGTAAGAAATTGAAAATGTGTGCGAATTAACTCCTGTGCCAGCATCTTGTGCCATGGAACCATTTGACCAATCATTGATGATTGGATTCATCATCTTGTATTCTGTGAAACGTTTTCTTGCCAATTGGAATATTGAAATGGATTTGAAAAATGTGTTGTGTTTGGCAACATCTCTACCCCATCGCAGTGCAAACTGCTGTCCATATGATTGATTGGCATAGGTCACATCTTGTCTGTTGGTGTCCACAATGTAGTGTTGATAGTAGGACTTCCAAAATGCTGTGGCCACATCGCCCATGTCATCATGCAATTCAATAGTAACTGGTTGATATGTGATGCCAGTTTGGATGTAGTTTTTATAATTGTATTGATTTTTTTGTTCCACATTGAAAGAATACTGTGGTAGATCACATCGCTTGACGATCATGCCCAGTTCTATTTTTTCTGTGGATGACAGTGATGATCCCACTGCTTCTGGATTGATTTCAAACACAGTGTGATAAAGAAATTGGTTTTTCGGTGACAATCTAAATAGATCGTCTGTGTATAGTCGAGCGGCGTGTTGATAGTCTTTGAGATGGTCCCCACCTAAAAGTTGTGATAGAAAATTAGAACGCCAGTTTGCCATTTGTAATATTTATGGCATCAAAAAACAGGTGTATTAAAATTAAATACCGCCGCCTGTAGCTGCTGTTGACACTGTTCTTGCCACTGCTGAACCTATGCCTGTGCCTCTTGGTGTTTGGATCGCATTGTCATATCTAATTGACATTGTGATCTGAACAGGGTCAGAAGTTGCATAAGCCAGTGTGCCATACTGAACGTTGTCGAGATAAGCACCATACAGTTCAAATGTGTCCAATGTGTTTGGTGTGTTTGCACCATTGCCACCATCAAGAATTTCAATTCTTGCTGTGAACTTGTAGTCTGAACCGGATGCCGCAGATGACTGCTCGAAGAAATCAAACTGTTTCTGTAACTGTTCGCCAGTTAGTTTTGAAACTTCGTTGTTGACATCATCTCTTACATTGAGTGTGATAGGATCCCATGTGTGTTTGCCTGCCATGTACACTCTTGAGTTGTATGCTTCAAGTGTGATTTGATCAAATGTAATGTTTGGTCTTGTCACATCAACAACCTGTTTGGTTAGTTCTGATCTAGGAGTTGAAATACCAAAGTTTTCAAGTATCACTCTAAAGCGATACTGTAGTTTTGGCATCAGCAAGCCTTGTGATGCTGATGATTGATCACTCGCTAGTGGTACTGTAAATTTTGATAGTGTTGATACTGCCATTTTGTTTTATCTCCTAGTATGAATATTTACTATTCAATTTCTCCTTTTTGCGTTTGCACCTTTAAAGGTTATACACCCGAAGTTGCAATTTCTCCTGTGTTCTTAAGTCTTACTGGTATGTAGATGAACTCAACTGCTTTGACTGGTTCAATTGCGATATCGACATACAATTCGTTTCTGTCAATTCTTGCTGGTGTGTTGTTTGTTTCATCACACACAACAGCAAAGTCGTTTAGAGCTCTCTGTGCTGTAAGTTCAAGCATGAATGACTCAATTGACTGTTTGATTTCGTTTCTTGTGAGTGCATCATTTGGTTCAAAGATAAATGGTCTTGCAATTTTGTCTAACTGTAATCTTACAAATGCAGTAAGTCTTGCAACATTTACTCTGTCAAGTGCTGATGCTGTGAGTTGTCT